TATATATATATATATATATATATATATATAAATTTTTTATAATTTAAAACCATTTTGTATAAATTCATGAACGTGGGGATTTTCTATACTATTATCTGTAATTAATCTGGGAGCAATACTCATAGATTGTATTTCTTGTAATAACATTTTCATTGCATAAGGCATTTGTACTTTAACATCTTCTTCAGATACTTCTTTATTTTTAGATATTAAACCTGTATTTCTATCAACATTGAATTCATATTTATCAGCCCTTTCCATCATTGATTCATTTAAAAATCCTGATAATCCGTGTGCTAAAATACTATCTCTTTCCATTTCTCCAATCCTTAAACCACCATTATTAGATCTACCGGCTGCAGGTTGTCTTGTTAAACTTTGTAAAGGACCTGTTCCCCTACTATGCATTTTATCCGCAACCATAATTTTTAAACGTTGATAATAAGTAGGCCCTATAAATATAGATGTTTTTAATTGTTCACCTGTAATACCACTATATAATACTTCATTTGACCATTCTTGATAATCATATTTTTCCATCAAATTCGCATAATCATTTATATCATTATTTTGAAACGCAGTCGCATCACCTAGAAAACCACCTAAAGAAGCACTTTTACCAAGCACACATTCTAAAAGTTGATTCATAGTCATACGACTAGGTAGAGCATGTGGATTTATTATAATATCTGGGACAATACCATCTTTGCTAAATGGCATTTCTTCTTGTTCCAATACTAAACCACACATACCTTTTTGACCAGGTCTACTAGCATATTTATCACCAACAGTTGGTATTTTACTTTTTCTAATTCTCACTTTAGCTGACCTTAAATTATCAGCATTTTTATTTACAACTACTTTATCAACTATCCCATAAGTACTAAATTTAATACATTTACCTGATACATTATGATAAGTTTTATCTTCATTACTCATTTCATTTATTTTTGAAATAATTGCATCATCATGAGTAACATTACTACCTTCTTTTACAAATCCATTTTTATCTAATTTATCATAATTAATAACATTGCTTTTTTTGATATCATTATAATAATCTGGATTCCCGAAATAAACTCTTTTACCATTAATATCACTTTCATCATCACTATAACTACGATAATATAATGAATTAAACATCCCTCTTTGGATAGACGTTTTATTTAACATAAGACTATCTTCTTGATTATATCCTGTATAACTTGCTATCGCTACAATAGCATTTATACCATAAGGTAATTTATCAACATCTGTATATTTTTTATATCGAGTTGTTACTATTGGTTTTTGTGGATAATTTAGTATATGAGCAAATGTATCAAAACGTGTATTGTAAGCAGAACTATATAAAGCTACAGCTTGTTTTGTTTGTTGACATGAAAATACATTTCTTGGATATTGACTATGTTCAGGAAAGGGTATATTAACCGAAACAGCACTTAGAATCAATGAAGAATGAATTTCACAATGTGAATATTCTTTATCAATACTATTAATACTTTTACTTATAAAGAATCCTTCACTTTCAAGAGGATCTATATATTCTATCATGGATTGGTTTTCTGTTAAATATTCTATATAATTAGGATATTTTAATTTAATATCCATAAATTCTTCTCTATAATATTTTTCATCATAAATACTCATATCTGGATTTAATTTATACATATGTTCGCCTCTTATTAAATGATTCCAAGTATTCATTTTACTAAAATCACCTTCTATTAAAGGATTTGATAATAACGAACCCATTTTTCTTAGAAGAAATACAGGTCTCAATAGTCTACCATTATCACAAAATACATATATTTCATTTAAATTACTATCCCATCTTATACTAGTGTATAAGTGAATTATACTGTTACATTTTAATAATCTCATTATCTTATATAAAAATTCTGGATCTTTATGTAATCCAATCCATCTTCCGTTTAAAAATACTTTACTATGTGTATGTAATTCATACTTTGTAGAATCCATTAATATAATTAAACCATTGTCAATTAATGCTGTATATATATTTTCTTCTGAAACATTAAAAGATATTTGTCCTGTAATGGATAAATGATTAATTATACCTACATTACCACCATCAGGTGATTCAGTCGGACATATAAATCCCCATTGTGAATTATGAAGTTTCCTTGGTCCCAATGATTTACTCCCCGCAGGCAATGGGTTAGATATTCTACGTGTATGAGATAAAGTACCTAACATAGCATTTCTATTTAAATCTTGAACTATTCCTTGCCTCCCTGATAATTTAGTTCCAAATACAGAACCAAATGATTTAACTATCACATCCATCCATTTTGGATTAAATACTTTTTTAACATTATCATTATTAATTAAATTTTTAATATCATTTCCGAAATCCTTAAAATGAAACTTAAAATCATTATCAATCTTTAAGGATGTGTTTCTTTGAAATATACCCCATAATTCACGATATAATTCTAATAATAAAGAACCAGCTGTATCTATTCGCTTAAAACTATATGAATCTCTATCAGTGGATTTAATAACTTCTAATTTAGTTAATAATAATTTACGAACACTTAAACCCAACATTAATGCTTTTTCATCATCTGAATTATAATTTGGCATAAAATTATTAGCTAAAATATCAATTACATTTATAATTTCTTTGCCTTTTGTATTTAGTGCTAATAATTTCATTGCCATTTTTCTATTGTAAACTGGTTGCGAATCTTTTATAGAAGGAGTCAATAATTCCATAAAATATTTTTTTAATTGGCTCGAATCTGAATCATATATTATTAATGATAAAATATCTTTATCAGACTCTATACCTAATGCTCTAAAGAGTATAAATAATGGAACTACAATATCAAAACCTAATATTCTTGTTGTAATACGATAAACATAATGTTTATTTGTTTCTGATAGATCTTCGTTTGCTGGTTCATAATTTAAGATTACACGATTAAATGATATTGCATTTGTCCTTGAAGATTGAAATCCTTCTTTAGATACACTAGTTAATACACTTTGTAATGGTATTATATCATCATTTTGATAATTCGTATACAAAATATTATTAATTTTTTTTTCTTGAGATAAAACTATTTTTTCTTTTCCTTTAATAATAAAATATCCACCTTTATCATACGGACATTCACCCAATTCATTTAGTCTAGAATCATCTAATCCATTTAAAATACATAACTTACTTTTAACCATTATCGGCATTAATCCAATATTTACTTTACTGAAATTTTTAATTGTAGTTTCATTTTTAATATTATCTTTAAAAATAATACCAATATTACAATAAATACTAGAAGCATAAGTATATTCTTTTAATCTAGCTATATTAGGATACATATATGAAGTATTTCCATCTATATATTCAGTAGGCGAAGAAACAAATAAATTATCTATTATTTTATCATCAATAGAACCATCTTCATTTAAAGTTTCTCCATAAAAAATATTAATACTATATCTATATTCCCCTTTATCGGCATCAATCGCATCTTTATATATAATTTGTGGATTTTCTCTCTTAATAATATATTCAATACCATTTGTTTTACTGAATATAAATTCATTAAATGAATCAACTTGATGTTGAGACTTATAATTTGGATTATCTCTAAAATAAGTATCTATAATTTGCCATACATCTAATTTTTTATTATTTTCTAATAAATCTTCTTGATAAGGTTCAGGTTCAAAATCACTCATATTGAATATATAATATATTTATATTTTAAATCTTAAACCGAATAAATTTGATATACAAATACTTTTTGATGTTATTAAATATTAATGAATAAATCTAAAAGTTATCCTATCATTTATGAAAATGAATCGTTTAAAATAAATAAAAGTCAAAGTTCAGATAATTTAAAAGATAAGTTAAATGATTTCTATTTTGAAGATTTCTTTGAAGGAGATGGTCCTCTTGGAATAACATTCATAGAAGATAGTTCTAACAAACCAATAGTTAAAAGTATTATACCAAATACTGTTGCATCTGAAACTTATGGATTATATCAGTCTATGATTCTAATAGAGATAGATGGAAAAGATATAACAGACAAATCTTACGGAAATATTATGAAAAGTATTCATAAAAAGTGGTTACAAAATAATAGAATTTACCTTAAATTTCAAAAACCAGTTTATAAAGAAGTTTATACTATTTTACTCACTAATAATCTATTAAAATATTATGATCAATTTGTTGAATTAGGTGCTTCATCAGTGGAAGATTTTGAATATGTAGAATACAATGACCTTATTAAAATGGATATGAATAGTGATGAAATTGAAAATTTTAAACAGATAAATCCTAATATATGATTATAGAATAGAATATCAGATAAAGACAAAAAAAAATAATCTTTTTTTATGATTTTTGAAATATAAATCTACTCTAGGTTACAACGCATTGAAGGATAAGGTATTTCACTAAATATACACCAGTCTGTATGAACAGATGCATCTTCTCGGAAACCAAACTTCTCATAGAATTTCATCAATTCTTTTTGACTTCGCTTGCCTTTTTGATACCAAAACCCACCATATTCTGTATCCTTTGGATCGTCCTTATCTGAGATAAGATTTTTCTTTGTTCCCGACCATTGACCATTTATATCTTTTGATTCGTGAGCACAATGAAGATAGTTCCATAGACCTGCTTCTATATATTCTTGGTCTAGATTGTAATAAACCTTACCTTCTTTGCTTTTTCTCATACACTTTTTCCAAAATTCATCAGCAAGAATACTCATCACATTATCATCGGGGACCCATATAGATTCTTCCTCATCATCTTCTTCGGATTCTTCCTCATCCTCTTCTTCCTCATCCTCTTCTTCGGATTCTTCATCATCCTCTTCTACATCACATACCTCTGAAAATCCCTTAGCAGAATATTCATTCGCTACCTCTAACACAATATCAAAAGCCCCTAGAAACTTTGAAAAATCTTTTGCTAGCACCATCAAATCTGAACCGATACCCCGCTTCTTTGTGAAATATGTAGAACAGACTGTATCAATGCACATAGTAGTCTGCTTATGGTGAGAATTGGTTACCTCCTTGAGGATGAGAAATCCATGAATTCTATTCAGTGGGTTTTCATATGCCCACTGATGGCGGAGTTTTTTCCTTCGCAACTTACCTGCTCGCTTAAACTTCTTCTGGATATGAGGTGGAACCCAGGTAGAATCTATATTTGTTCGCAAATCAGCTAAGACAAATACAATTGTATCTCCAAACTCATAATCTTCAATGATTTTTTCTTGAGTATAAGAGTGAATAAAAGAACCAGGACATAACGGATGTTCTTTTAATCCTTCATAAATAGAACCAAAATCTTCATCATAATATCTAGTGAGTTTATCAGTGAAAACACTGATAAAGGACCTAAGTGTCAAAACACTTAGGCCAGTCTTCTCCATAACCCTGTAATCACCATTTTTATCCATGGTCGCTCTTTTAATGGCATTCATATATCTCTGTGAATTCTCCCAACCAGAAGTTTGAATAGAAGACATAATTCCCAGTACTTTTCAGTATATGTTTTTGTTGTGATTTCAACATAACATCATAAATCAAATTTTTATTCATAAGAACAATTAATTATTCTTAAAGATTAAAAATTTGATAATTAATTCGTATATAAAATTAATATACTTTAACTATGCTTACTTGGAGAGATATCGTGATTCATGGTCTAGGGAAGAAATTTCCACCTGAGGTGGTGTCTGTTATCTTTTGCTTTCTCAAAAGAGAACATATAGTTCATCTCTGTGAAGAGTCTAGAGATTATCATGTAGATAGAATGCCTAGAGTAGAAAGATTATTTTATGCAGAATATGATTCTTCTGTAATTAGCGATGATTATTATCTAAACATTAAAATTAATATTGATTCTGAAGAAGAAGCAAGGGCGTATAGTCAAACACTGGATGATTTAACTGATAAATGGGATACTATTGATCCTAAAGGTAAAGAATATACTTATATGGATTGTTGGAGATGGGATAGATTTAATTATCCATATATGAATTTTGTATACGCTTTTAACAGAGGAAGAATATTCCTAAGGTTTCTCAAGGGGTATGAATGGTATAACCTTAATTCAGAAGATAATATAGTTGATAAACTCACTGATTATAAAGGAATCCCTTAAATGTTCTTAATCCTTAAAATTTGATTATCTTTTTTTATGATTATAATCAGTAAAATATATGATAATAAAATGTCGTGGTCAGAAGAAGTCTGTCTCATCCTTACTCATTTCATCGGTGATCCCGAACTTATTCGGTATCTAGTACTAATGGCTAAACCCATTCATTATAAATTTATATTAGATGAAGCACGTCTATTCCACGAATCCCTTAGAATGACAATACAAAAGCGATGGGCTTTAACAAAAGAACTCTCTAAACAGAGAAAATTTCATCAGATGAACTCACAAGTTCCTGTCACTTGTACTTTACCCTTTGATAATGGTATGTATAAATTATCTCATGAACTGATGCATTCAATCCGACATTTTAGACCAGGATTTATTCGTCGTAAATTTCAAATACATGAAGAATATTGCGATGATGTAGATGCTGAATTGTCTATGAGAATAAAAACAGTTAATCTTATCTTTGGCAAGGGCGTGGAATGTATTGGATTTAGAGGTTCATATTATAAGAGAGATATTTATGGATGTCTTTCAGATTTAGAAATGTATGAAGATATAAATAAATACCCTGAACCTTTTGAGTATTTTGAATTACCTTATATTCTTATAGAAATATGGAAAGATGACGGATGTAAAGGATGGAATAGGCATAATAATCGGAGATATTCTTTAAAAGAAGATATCAGAATTATACTACGTGATATTATGGATTAAATAAATTATCGCTTTTATAAATTTTCTCTTGATTGTTCATAAATTTGATTTAGGGATAAATTTTTTATGAATTAGATTTATTCTCTACTGCTAGTAAATAACTAGTAACTTTATATACCAAGGTTAATTTGTATACCAAGGTTTATAAGTTCCCCCTGTTTCGTGTTAAAGGAGATGTCCTCCACGACTTGCCCTGTATACCCACCAGGAGTTCTCCAGACTTTCACCATCCCTGACCCAACATCCTTGGATGGGTTTGGGGACCTGGAGATAACTCTTATACCGACTCGCGGTGTCACTGACATCAACCACATCTCGGATGAGGGTATCCAGCACTTCAAGGAGATGCTCTACGAGTCGGATGAGGAGTATCGCAAGAATTGTGCGTTGGAGATGAACCATATCACTTCAGAGCTTGAAGCGATTCGTCTACGCGATGAAGAAATATGGAGAGACAACACGCAGTGTATTGGTGATACTTACACTCCATCTCTGTGGTTTGAAGTGTTCTCTGATTATGGAATCCCAGCATCTTGGAATATCAGGGTTACACTCGATGAAGCAGATGAGGACTTCGAATATGAAGAGTGGGTCAACTCCAAAGAGTATGTAGAATCACTCAAGGAATACAACTTGCACAAGCTTCTCGCATGGAACAAAGAAGAGGAGGGCGAACACCCAAAGTGGTCTGGAGAATACAAACAGCTCACTCAGCAATGTTGGTCGGGTCGATTTAGTAATCTCTATAACTCCTTCATCAAAGAGCGCTACCGGGTAGAGGTGTACGTCCATACACTTAACTGGGGCAAAGGTGGTTCATACTATGCCTACGGGAGCACACCCTACGGCGATGTCTATGTCCCGCAAAAGATAACCGAATATCTCAAAGATTTCTGTGGTCTTTACGAGATGGATATCGCACTTCAAGATGTGGAGGGCCCACCTGGTAAAGGTCCAAACTCTTTCAGATGGACCTGTGTATGCCTTCACAACAATGGTTTCTCTCTAGAATAAAAGATAAAAACCAAAAAAAATAAAATATATAGCAAAAACAAATAAAAATATAGAAAATAGCTAGTTCAAAGGCAAAAAAAATTTTTTATGATTATATTTATGGCCTAGAATCATTTGATACATTAATTTCTTTTACATCTTCTTTTTCCTTATTATGATATCTATCATTAACTTTTTTTGTTATGATTTGATTATATGTAACATATAAATCTTGTCTAATATCAATAATATGTGAATATTCTTTTTCAATTTTTTTGATAAGTGCAAACCAATCATGTGCTTTATCTTTTTTAGGACCCATCTTATAATAATCTTCATTCTCCCAAGGTCTTAATAAATCTAAATTATGTTTTATTCTGCTAACGAGTTCAGTAAATCTATTTCTTAAATTAGATACATTATTTTCTTTTTCTTCAATCTTAAGGTGTCTAGCACCAGCAATAACCAATGATGAATAAGTAGAAATACATAATATAATAGTAGGAACAAAACTAGAATAAGTATCTTGATTTATATCTTCAATTTCTGGTATGCTTTCATCTGTAGTATTGAAAATATTTTCACTATTTTCAAAAATTATTGAATAGGATGCTGATGATAATGCTTGAATAAATGATGAAGCAGCCGAAAAATAAATTACAGATAATTGAACCACAGAATTACATTTATGTAATTTTAAATGATAAGAATCCAATTTATCTTTTGTGTTTCTTGTTTTAAAAAATAAATTTTTAAAAAGACCCCTATAAAGTTCAACTTTTGCTGCTACTTCAGAAAAATTTAATTCAGAACCAGCATATAGAGTTTGTTCTGAATTTATATTTGTTTCAGAATAATTATCACCATCAAAACTATTTCTCGGCGATAGTTCCATATATATATATATATATATAAGTGTATAAAAAAATGATATTTATTTTAAATTAATCCTTCTTGAAACTAATAATAATTAAATCTCTTTTACCAGTTCCATAAGGGTCTTGTGGTTTATGAGGAACATTCCCATCCATAATAATCGTTGTCCCGCTCTTAATCTTTATAACTATTTTATTATTGTATTTGTCTTTGTATCTAAGATTTCCATCTATGATTCCATCATCTATTCTCAAATACATTAATACTGTAATTACATTAGGATAATTATCATTCTCAACATGCCAAGCTAAACCACTCTCCACCCTTTTCTCTTCGTCTTGTAGATTATACCGAATCACATCCATATACCAGATATCTGGATTATGTTTGTGACCATTCATAAATAAGAACTGAGAAGAAATATCTTTGATGAAATTTGTATAGTGATTAGTATCTGTATAATCATAGTATACTACCTTTCTTTTTTTACCTGTATCCTCAAAAATACTATCCATAATAGAAGGATCAACTAAGTAATCACTAAAAACTTCTGTTGGATAAAGAGTATTCAAATTAACTTTATCCATCTTAAATAACTTTCAGTATTTATTTTTTTCATTCACATAAAAAAATCAAATTTAAGATAAAAAACTATCCTAATCTAATTATATATATCTTTTTTTTGTTCACATATTGTAAAGACTCTTACCTGTGAGTAAATCATCTATATGATCTTTACTACGAATAAACCTTTCTTCACTATAAGCACCTAATCTTCCTCTGGTATCCTCTAATGATATATCACGTTTCATATCCATAAGGATCCATCTACCTGGATGAAATCCTTTCACCCACTCTAATACACCTATGTCCCACCTGTGATAGTGATTCTCATACGCCCATTCAAAATAATCATTTTTTTCTTCTGGTTCTATTTTCCTAATAGTATCTTCATACTCAAAGTTCATTCTTAATAGCTCGCTCCAGAAAAAGTATGGGATACATGCTATATCTACTATCGCGCGCATATTAAATTCTTTATGATTATATACAATTCGCCTCTCACTCTCTCTACCTGTTAACATCCATTCGTACACCATCCACTCACTCCGATCAAGATAATAAGAACGTGCCTCCTCCAAACAATAGTCTCTGTGAACCTTCTTGATCCTCCTCGTCATTTCCAAAGAAATATCATGATGGAGACCCATTGACATTAGACAAAGATACAAATTCGTATCCCAACTGGTGAAGTAAGGCATCTCTCTCTTCTCTATGTAAATTCAGTGTATTTTTATACGATAAAAAATAATATCCTAAATCAAATTTATGAACTTTATTAATTCATAAAGTAAGAATAATAATAATATTTACTTATAACTTATCAATACAAACCCCACACAAATATTCATTTTTTCATATACCATATTTTTGTTCTATTTCATATTCCCAATTCACTTTTTGAATGAGAAGCCAGAAATTATTTGAGATAGTTTTTATGGGTCTCAAAGCTTTCATATTGATTTCTTTTCCATACCCATAAGCCCAATCACATTGCCTATCCCTTAGCAACTTCCTGCTTTTTTCTGTACCTACATTCGGTAACCACTTCTTCCTATCAAGATAGTAAACACGCGCCTCTTCCAAACAATAGTCTCTATGAACCTTCTTGATCCTCCTCGTCATTTCCAAAGAAATATCATGATGGAGACCCATTGACATTAGACAAAGATACAAATTCGCATCCCAACTGGTGAAGTAAGGCATCTCTCTTCTCTATGTAAATTCAGTGTATTTTTATACGATAAAAAATAATATCCTAAATCAAATTTATGAAAGACTTAATGAACAATTTTATGAAAGATTAATTGTAAGTCTAAAATAAATCATCTATGTGCTCTATGTGATTACCTGGTTTTTCACCTAATCCTGGACCATCGATAGTCAAGAGATCTTCTATCAATTGTTCATATGTCCCCCAATCAAAGATAGGAGTTTGGGGATATTTATAACCATCTTCACAAGGACCCCTTGGAACTCCTTTATTTCTTTCTTGTATAATTTCGTTTTCTTTATAGAAAAGGAAGAATCTACCTGGATGAATGCCTTCATACCATTTACTAATGTAAACTCTTTTATCCCAACCCACGAAGTAGTAAGAAGAGGCACCAGCTTCCCATGTTCTCCATAGATTCTTAACAAATTTATGTCGTCGATGAACATGCGGATTATAAACTTTTATTCTATGTTGGTGTATTTGTTGTTCTTGTTCGTCTCCAAATTTACACCATTCAATTACCTTTTTCTGGCGATCCTCTATTGATCTCAATCTCCACTCTTGCTTGAACTCCTTTGTCAGATTGAGTCTTCTTTTAAAGACATGAAGTCTTGTCTGGGGGAATTCCAAAGTGCCATTTATTTGGAATTTCAAACGTACACCCCCTCTTTCTAAAGGTTGTGTCAATCTCCACCTAACTAATGATGGAGAGTTAGTGGTCCAATACCCAAAGGCTTCGCTCAAAGTAAAATCTTCATGTGTCTTCTTCGTCATCTTCAACATCCCTTTAACGACATCTTCTGGAAGACCCCACTTAACCAAGCACAATAACACATTGATATCCCAACTGGTGAAGTAAGGCATCTCTCTTCTCTATGTAAATTCAGTATGTATTTTTATACGATAAAAAATAATATCCTAAATCAAATTTATGATAGACTTAATGAACAATTTTATGAAAGATTAAAAGTAAGTCTA